TTTCAAGGTAAAGGTGGAGAAGTCATCAGCACGGTTCTTAGAAGCAGATACAACAAGTATGTTCTTAGTAGGGTCTAGTAGTAGTTGATGAACAGCATAGGCAGAACATATCCAGGACTTACCTACACCACGGAACGCCATGATAACAGATCGTTTAGGACCGTGTTGCATGAAGTCAGCTATGTCGTATTGTAGATCAGTAGGATTAGGTAGGTTCAAGTGTTTCCAAACTACATATAAGAAGTTACGGAAGTCCTTGAGTTGTTTAAGCTTTTCAATGCTCATGCTTCAACTCTCTCTCTCTTTCGGTGTTATAACTGTAATTACTTAATCTTTTCTTTAAGTTCAGGGTTCTCTTCAAAAGGTAACACTTCTCCTAGTAGATCATTAAGAGGAGTATCTTTACCACTCATAAGAATTACATCGTTATCTTTTAAATGTTGTCTGGCACAGTTAAGTAAAGCAGGGTTATACTCTTCAGTTGCTTGCATTAATTGAATACCTTTACTTAAAGTATCTGTTAGAAGGATGTGTAAGTTACCTAGTTCTTCTCTTGTTTTCATAATTGTTATTCTTCTCTACTCAACACCGTAACGTAACTTGTCTACGTGCTCGTCTAGTTTATTCACCCTAGTCTTTAGGTGTTCAATGTTCATATCTTGGGTAGCGTCAGCAGGTAAAGCTCCGATCTCGCCACGCGGCCATTTTATCCTAAATTCGGAATTTAAAGAAAGCTCATGTTGAATCCTAGCTATATCCATTTCAATTGTATTTAGTCGGTTGACAATTACAGAATATCCCCAAACACACGTCCCGACCAAGGCAATCACCTTTGCAGCAAAAGCGAGTTGTACTTTAGCGGATGCGTTTGCGTTTATCTCTGTCATCTCATGGGCTTCTTATTTATTAACACTTCCACCTTCTAAGAGCTAAAGCTTTTCTAGTGGGTCTACCTTTACTATCTTTCATTGGTCCTTTGTTACCACTCATACGAGCACAGAAGCTACGCTTTCTAGGACCACCACCAGGTTGAGGGGCTTTTAAGTTAGAACCTGTAGCCTTGTTATACTTATCCCTTCCTTTCTTAGTGAGACCTCCTTTACGAGACTTTTCACCTCTACCTAGAGATAGTGATACACTCCTAGCCATTACTTCTTTTTAAACCCACGCTTCATATTAGCGTATGACTGAGGTGATATAGTAGACTTCTTCTTGCTACGACTAATGCCTAGCTTTCTTCTTCTGTTTATGTTTGCGTATAGTCCTTTTTTCATTTCTTCATTAACATCTCCATCATTCTATCTAGTTTACCGTTAATCTCTTTTACCGTAGTTTCAAGACCACTCATTCTATTCTCCACAGCAGTGTCTCGTTCTCTTTGGGTAGCAAGTTCCACTTCAATCCTTGTCAATCGTTCTTCATCTTTTTCCAAGCGATCTGTAAGCTTTTTAATCATCCAACCAATGACTCCAAGTATAACAGCTAGAGCAGTGTCGAGAAAGTGTGATATTGTTTCTGGCATTTGTTTAAGATTCTAAAAGAGTAAGTCTAGCTTCAAGTGCTTCTATTTTATCTAAAGCTACTTGTAATGCTACTACAGCTTTTTGGTGTAAGATTGATTGCTTAACTGATAAACTGCCTTCTTCCCCTTTAACTAATCTAGGACTTGTTTCTTTTAGGTCTTGAGCAATCACACCTAACTGAGTTATGGAATCTCCTTTTAAATTATACTTTGCAAACTTTACTTTTTTAATATCATCTACTTGTGCTTGTTTTTGCTCGTCAGTTAAGTAAATAATATTTTCTTTTAAAGTTCTGTCTGAAATTGTACCGTAACTTCCTGTAATACTTAATGTATCTCCATCAGGTTCAAATTTATGTGTTGTTTGGTTGGATGACTTTTGTGGTTTGGTAAATACTATTGAGCCATCTGGAATAGACATAATAATATCACTTTGCTGGTTAGGTGAAGAGCAAGCAACTGTCTCTTCCATTCGTATTCCTGCTCCTGTATTACTTCTTGAAATCTGAATATTACCATCTTTCATTTCCAAACCTCCATGAATGGTAGTTTCTCCTACAGAACCTATTGCACCACGAATAGACACTTTATCAGCAGAAGCATCTGTAAGTATTAAGTTGGCATTTGTGTCACCTTCTACACGGAAATCAATATTACCACCTGCATCATTCACAACCACATCAGAGGTAGAAACTTTAAAAGTAGTATCTGTAGAACTAATCTTAGCAGAAGTCACAGCATTGTTAGCTATCGTTAAAGAAGTAGAACCTGTAACATCTCCTGTATGGGTGGCATTAGTAACCTTAGCTGTATTAGCTGTAACAGCAGAGTTATTAGAAACCTCCGTATCAAAGTCAGATATAGTAGAAGCTGTTTGAGTACCTGTGTGACTAGCTCTGTTGTTTGTCGCACCGTCTGCAACATTTAAAATAGTTCTTACTTCTGTTGCACTTAACTCCTGAGCATCTGACCCAGCACCATTATCGTTACCTAGTAATACATTATTAGCAGCTACATTCTGTAGTTTTGCGTAAGTAACAGCATTATCCTCTAGATTGACTGTACCTATTGTGTTACCTGGCGGCGGAGTTCCTGTAGCAAAAGAAGTAGCAATAGTATCGTCAACATAGTTCTTAGTAGCTGCGTCAGTGTTTGTTGTTGGGTCTACTACATTTGTAATCTTATTAGTACCCATTGAAAGGACACCAGTCATAGTATCCCCTGCGGTGTTTACATAAGTAGCTTCAGTAAAGTTTTTAGTTGTAACATCTTGAGCGTCAACAGGATCAGCTACATTTGCAATTCTAGCTAAGTCTCCGTTAAAGTTACCAGTAACAGAATCTTTTACCATAGTGTTATTACCACTACCTTCTGCTATTTCTTCGTTAAGATATAAGTTGTGTAGGTAAGCACGATCAAGTTCAACCTCAGTAAGTACACTACCATTCTCAAAGTCTACAAGGGCTGTACTTGAATCACTAACTCTTTTAATTCTTATCCTATCCCCTGTAGCAGGAGCACTGTTAAATATAATAGCACTGGAAGGAGAAGTTTGGATAGTGTAATCAGTGGTCAATGTCTTAGTAACAAAAGTTCCACCAGGTACACTCGCTTGATCTACTTGTACTACAATGTGAGAATCATCTAGATAAGGAATTGAAAAAGCAAAAGAGGTGGTCGTATTGTCACCTGTGTAATCTACGAATGTATTAGCCATGGTAATCTATTATTAATTTGTTTGTTGTAAAAGTTCAAGCACTTAGTCAGTGAGTTGCATTTGTGGGTTAGCTTGTAAAAGTTCATCTAAATCGTTTCTTCCTAAAACTTCCTCTACTGCTATAGGTCTGCCTGTTAAAACAGATTGACCTCTAGCTGAATCAATTACTTGTTTAAGAGTTTTATTCTTACCGTACTTATCGTACTCTACAGACCCTACTTCGTTCTCCTCTTCACTTATAAACTCGTTTAACAAAGCTTTGTTTTTCATTATGTTCTTAGCTGCTCTTTCATATGCCACTCTAAACTTTGTATTTAATTTTTGTAAAGCAGGGTTTGAAACAGAACCTATATCTGCTGTGCCTGTTCTTTTCCTAGAACCTTTTAACCACGCTTTTCTCCATCTTTTATCTTTAACAATCTCTAGAATTGTTTTGTCTATGTTTAACTTCTTTACTTCCTGATTAAATCTATAATGTAAAGACACTCCGTTATTATCTACAAACTTATACATATCAATACCACTAACTACAGGAAATTGAGTAGGTGGTTTAATTAACTGTCCTTCTCCCTCTATGTCTTTTTTATACACTTCATCAAAAGCATTTAACTCTTGTGGTCTATCAGGAGCCCATCTTATAAAAGTATTTAACAAAGTCTTGGGAGATTGCATATCATGTCCAAAGTGGTCCGTCTTTTTATTACCTGTCGGGTTGTGTCCTACTATTCTATACGCTGTTCTATCTTGCCAATCCCCTCCTTTAAGTTCTTCAACGCTTCCTTTTTCAAAATGTAGCTTCATTACTTTATTTATTTGAGAAGGCACTAAACCAAAAGAACCTAACCAATCAGCAAGGACTGAATTTATATTTTCACTTTCACCTGTAGCTATTTTCTGTAAAGATTTTATACCTCCTGCTACAGGTACTTCTTTAAAAAGTTCTGACATTGACCTTATAATAAAACCTATAGCATTTTGATCTTGGGTTAAAATAGGTTTTCCTTCTTCATCCGTAAACTCTTTCATTTCACTGTACATTCCCCAGTCCGCTCCAATAGCAAAAGCAATAGATAAAGGAAAAAACTCTCTATATCCCCATCCTTCGATTGTATTTGCTTTGGCTTTAGGATTTTTATATTGAAACTTTTTACGCTGTTCAGGTGTCATCCAAGCTAAAGTACCTACAGCGACACCTGCTGCACCCATTCCAAAACCAGTTGCCATCATTCCGCTACCTATTAAAGTATCTGTTATTGCGTCTCTATGGTATGCTATCCTTCTTCCTTTTAACTCTTTTATTCTTTGTTCTAGTTCTTCTTTTTCTTTTTGTAACTCTTCCTTTCTTTGAGGTGTAGTCTCTTCGTGTGCAATATAATTATCTTTATCTCTAATTTCTCCTTCTACTTTTTTAATTCTGTGATTGTAAGGGTTTCTAGCTGCTTGTGCTGCTGGTATGATTGGAACACCTACTCGTATAGAACGACCTGCACCTCTAGCTACCACGGTCATTATAGGAGCAAGTAGATGTATAAATGTTCCTATAGCTGGGTTATCTTTTAATAGTTTCAGTTCTTTAACAAACTTCAATACCTTATCAGATATAGGTTGTGCTATCTCACTTGGGTCTAAATTAGCTACATTAGAATCAAACAATAGTTCTTTGTTGATAGTATCAGTAGCAGTAGCGTTCACACCTTCTTGGCTTAATATCTCAAGTCCTTGATCCTTAGTCCATTTCTGTTTGTAAAGATCAGCAGCTAACTCCCCTGCTTTCTTAGGATCATTAGGTATAGCATCAAAAGCATCCTTCCACGCTTCTGCCATTAACTCTGATCTTAATAATTGTCTCCTAAAAAGTTCATCTATAGGCATTATACCTCGTAGAGGTAGCTTCATAAATTCATTGAACATCTTACCTATAGGCATACGAGCAAAAATATGTTGAACACCTTTTATATCTTCTCCCCTTAAACGCTTTCTTCTCGCTTGTTCTTGGGCTGCTTCAAACAACTTAACAGGGTCTCCCAATGATACATCCCCAGTTAATCTATTTGTCCCTGCTGCACCTGTTGCACTTTCTAAATTCTTAGCCGTCATAGCTACAGCTCTACCTGTTCCTTTCCAATTCTTTAATCCTTCTTTTAGACCATAAGCGTTAGCTTTTAAAACCTGCCAAGCACCTATTTGAGTACCACTGTAGTTTTTAGTGCTCATCAAATCAGCTATAGGTTCAGCCCCTAGTTTAGCGAACTGTTTAAATGTACTCGCAATACCACCTAAAGCACTGGCTAAAACAGAACTTGTCTGCCATATCATAGAGTACACTCTGTTGTTTCCCCAACCTTTAAAGAACCTAGAAAGTTTAGTCTCTACATCTCTTTGTGCTGCAAGCATTGCTTGTTTACGCACAGCCTCATATATCCTTTCTTCTCTAAAAGAGTCTTGAGCAGCGTCTATGTCTTTAAGCTTATCACGCATTCTTTTGTCGGAGTCTCTTATTTCTTGTCTAATCTTATCCGTACTCCTGACTTTCTGCGGACCAGTCGGTTTAGGTGCTAAGTGTGCTCTCATCTCAGACACTATACCTCTACCTTCCATCTCAGCTCTTTTAGCTAACTCTTCTTTAAGTTGTTTTTTCTTTAAAGCTTCAGCTTCTAATTCATCGTAAAACTTAATTTTTTGTTGCGTCTCTACTAATACAGGATCAGTTTCTTCTATGTTTCTACCTGCTTTTTCCGCTGCTCTTCTATCTAAATCTGTATCATCAGCAAAGCGTTCTCTTCTTTCATCTAACCTTTTCTGTGCTATAGCTCTTCTTTTACGGATAGATTCTAACATCTTAGCTTCCTGAAAAGCTTCGTCCATTTCTAACCTAGCTCTATCAATCTCATCAACACGCTTACGCATATTGCTTCTAAGGAAAGCGATGTCTTTATCTAAATCGGCTATTACACCTTCAGATTTTTTAGGACCAGTAGGTTTAGGAGTTACTTCTGCTCGTTGAGCACCTAACGGTCCTGTTTCTAATTTTAATAACCGTGCTCTTTCAGCGTATCTTTTTTTAAGAGTTATGATTTGCTGTCTGGCTTCTTTATAAAAAGCTATCTTATCTTCCTTTTCTTTAACCCTTGGGTCTTTATCTTTAGGTTTCTTAACACCTGGTTCAATAGGTTCTTTAGCGAAAGATGATCTTAATTCTTCAAGTTCTTCATCTAGCTTAGTAAGTTGTTTGTTTATTTCAGCCTCAGCTTTAGCAGCTTGAAACTCATCAGTCATCTCAAGAGCAGCTTTATCTATTTCTTTGACCCTACTCTTTATGTTTTTCTTTAAGAAGTTTATATCTTCGTTGACCTTCTCCAACTCGCCTGGAACTTTAGCAGGTCCTTTAGGTTTAGTTATCTCAGCTCGCTGCTGTCCTAGTGGACCTGTTTCTACCTTTAGTAGTCTAGCTCGTTCTTTTAACGCTGCTTCTAATTTTAAAGCGTCTGCTTCATTAGCTTCATGAAACTTTATCCTATTCTTTAAATCTTCTATTTCAGCGTCAGCTTCTGCTTTCTTAGGTTTATCTTTAGGACGAATTTTATTTATATCGCCAAACCTTTTCTGTAATTCTTTAAGACGCTTCTCTAACTGTGCTTTCTGTTTAGCTTGTGCTTTAGCTACCTTCTTAGGGTCTTGTAAGGATATATCAGACTCGACTACTTGTTTCTGTAGTAACTTCTTCGTCCTGTTGTTTACCTGTCTAATCTTAGCTAAGTATGAACCTACTTCTTTTTTATTAGCCCAATCAGGAGCAGGTCCAACTTCTTGTCTTATCTTTGCTAAGTCTCCTTCTTCAAGTAACTCTAAATATGTTTCAAGTTTAGATTCTTCTTGTGCGATTTGCTTGGCTTCTCGTTTACCCGTAGCGTAAAAGTCTAACCTATTCTGTATGTCTATCTCTTCTTGAGACTTTTCCTTACCTTTCTTAGCTTTTTGCTCTGGTCTTAATCCTGCAAATTCTTCCTGTGCTTCTCTAAGTTTCTTTTGTAACCTAGATATTATAACTTCTTGCGGTATCTCTTTAGGTTCTTTTTCAGTGGCTTCCCTTAGTTTATTTTTAAAATCTTGCGTAGCTTGTCGATCAAGTTCTTGTCCTAATCTTTTAAACCGAGGTCTAACATCTAACGCATCTTGTATGTTTTTAAACAAACTAACATCAGCTTCGTTCTCGATTGTTTGCCTTAAAGACTTTTCTACATCGCTCCAAGCATCGCTTTCAGCTCCTGCTCTTTCACTTAATACTGTTTGATAGTTATACTTCGCAGCGTCTTGTCTATGTGATTGTAAACCTCTACCTACTAAAGTAGATAATGGGTCACTAACTTTTTGATTTAACTTTCTTAAAAATACAACTTCATCTAAAGCAATCTGTAAAGCCCTGACATCTTTGTTACCACCTTCTCTGAAAGTATGTATAGCTTTTGTAAATATAGAAATAGAATTATCGTAAAGTTTTTTACCTTCTCGAATAATATTAGCACCTTCAATAGTTGGTACATCTCCTCCTGAAAAAGCTGCTTTAGTTCTGTCTATTAAACTTTGTAACTCACCGTCTCTCTTTAATACTTTAGGTTTGGGTGCTTCAGGTTTCTTAGGTTCTTCAACAACTTCAGGTGCTTTTGCGTTTTTAGCTGCATCTCTAGCACTTTGATTGGCTGTCTCGATTGACTCTTGAAGTGATATTTTATCATCAGTTCGTAATTTATTTAATACATTATCAAAACTAACAGTAGCGTTTGGACCTCCTCTCAATTTCATCTCTGCCCCTACAATAGCACCTCCAAAACCTCTAGCCGCCAGATCTGCAATTATTTCATCATTGGTTCTGCCTTTCTTCAGTAAAGTTTTAATTGTGGCTTCTATCAGCTTAAACTCCTGTGATGTTGGTTCGAGAGGTGTTGTCGGCTCAAGCCCTTCAGTCTCAATTTGTAGTTTTCCTTCCTGATCAAATTTAGACTGTCGTTGAAATGCAAAATCTCCAGTCTTTCTATTCAATTGAGGTTTCGGTGTTTCAGCTTTAGGAGTGATAACCTCCTCTGGCTTTTTAACTTTAGTCTCACTTACTACAGGCTCTTCTGCTTTAGGTTTTAAAAGATCAAGATCAAAAGATTCATCTACAAAATTACCAGGGTCTTCAACAACTTCTTCTACAGGTTGTCTTTCTTTAGGTACTTCTAAATCTTCCTCAGTGTACTCTCTTAAATTTTCATCAGGTGCATCTAACTCTTCTTCAGTTAAAGTTTGTTCTTCTTCTATAGGTTTGGGGTTAGCTTCTGCTTCGTCAACCCTGGCATTCTCTTCTTGTATCTCTTCTTTAAGTTGTTGGTTTAACTGCTTGGCTTCTTCTACTTGTTTTTTCTTTTTCTTTAAAGCAGCGATTCTAGCATTCTTTTCTTTAAAGTTTGTGAATATACCTACATCAGCAGCTTCAGCTTGTATTTCTTTATTGATATCATCTATCTGCTTAACTAAATCACCGTCCATTAAGTCAGTAAGTTTAACAGCTTCAGCTCTACCTGCCTTACCTTTGGTCCTCCAGTAACTGAACAATCCAACACCTCCGTGCATAGCGGTATTCAAAGTTGCCCCTACTCCTGCGGACACTAATAAATCCCTGTAGACACCTTCTTTTACATTCCCTGCTTCATCGAACAATTCTTCTTCTTGCAGCAACCCAGAAACAGATTGCCTAAAAGCAGACTCTAGTAAACCTATAGCAGCACCACTAACAAGTTTCTCTCCTGTTTTGGTTATAATATTCCTGTAAGAAAACTTACTTCCTGTTTTTGGTTGTAGAAATTTAAACACAGGTAATCCATCTATGACCTTAACAACAGGGCTAGCGTTAAAAACACCAGCAGCCATTACTTCTGAAATCTTAAATTTTTTCTGTGATTTGTAATGTAGCTGTATCTTTTGGTTGGCTACATTAGATAACGCTCCTATTCCTACCTCTGCTGCACCTAACCCTAACAGACCTAAAGGAGTAGCTTTTAAACCTCTAGTAGCCTTAGCGGCTGCCTTTGCTCTATTTAACCATTTAAGATAAGCGATGTTACTAGCGATAGGAGCAGTAAGTTCTACACCAGTTCCTAAAGCTAAACCAAACCACTGCTCACTTGTAAACTCTTCACCGCTTTCTTGTTGCTCTGTTGTAAGCTGAGGGTTTTGATTAAGAAGTTCACTTACCATTACATCCTCTGAGTCTTCATACGGAGCAGGTAGTCTTTCTTCTACTGGTACTGTAGATTCGTCTGGTTCTTCTTCAGGTTGAGGTGTGCTGTCACCGTACTTATTTCTCCTTAACTCTTCAAAAGTAGGCATATTATAAAGCTTTTCTAGGTCTAAGTATTAAATCTTTTTGTACAATACCGAAGTCTACTAAATCATCTACGGTTTCAATTCCCAACTCAATATATTGTTCTGCTGTTTCTTCTTCTTCAGGAGTCAATTTTTTTCCTTCTGAGTCTTTAGATAATATCTCAGCCCATTCATCTAACTTCATTTCAGCTTCCGTTAAACTTCCAAATAAAAGTACATCGTCTGTGTCTAAATCTAAATCAGCTACTTTCTGTACTCCTTCTCTACTGTAATTAGATAAACCAAAGTTATAATATGAAAGTCTTTGTTGAGGTCTATAGTTCTTCTCTTCCATATCTTTCCTGTCATCTTCTATGACTTGTCGACTTATGGACCTAATAGGTGCTCCCCTCTTAATGTGCATCAAGGACTTATAAGCTACATCCTTTCCGACTGTTTTTAGTTCTTTAGTGCGTACTTGTTTAATTTTTTCTTCAGGCTCTGCCCTTGAATCTTTGGGTACTTCACCCTCCACAACTTTCGTCTCAGGTTTCATATTTAAACTATCTCTCTTAGCTCTAATAATACGCAACCATCGTTCTTTTTCTTCTTGTTCTAGTTGATTTAGAATCTTAATAGTTTCCTTGTCATCTTTAGGTGCTGCATTCTTTAAAGCTTCTTGTATCCGTTCTGTAGCACTGCGTTGAAACTCTCGTCCTGATGTGCCTCTATACATTTCTTCTAACTCAAAATCTTCCAAGGAATAGTCAGCAGCAAAATATGTTTCTGTTTCATTCCTGATCATTTTACCTATAGAGGAATCCACACCTTTGTAATAAGTAGAATTTAAAACAGCACCTCGTTCTTCTGCTTCTATGCCTAATTTATCTAATTCATCCCAAGACACATAATCTTTCTTTTGGGTTAATATAAAATCTTTAACTGTAGGTGGTTTATCTGTTTGAGTCTCAGCCCATTCTAAGAACTCTTCTTGCTGTTGTTTTTTATAATCATCAGATAAGTTAAGAGGTTGGCGAGGTCTAACTAAAACATCCTCGCGGACTGTATTCAACTTCGATCTATTACCTATGTATAATTCTAAAGCAAGGTCAGGAGCGTCAGGTGATTGTGAAAGTTCAGATAATTTATTTTCGTATGCAGCAACAGGATTATTAGACTCTACAATAGAAGAAACTACTTCATCTAAAGCTTTTGGATTATTTGTTAATTCTGTACTTAAAGATTGTAAGCTAGTCTTTAAAGCTGAAATTTGATTAGGTTCTACTGCTCCTCCAAACTTCTGCATTCCGTATAGACCTATTAAAGCAGACTCGTAGAAACCTGCAAAGTTCTGTTGCTGTGTAGTTTTAGATACGGAAGCACCTTGTTGCATACCGCTTCGTATAGCAGTAGAGGCAGTGTTCATTTTATACTGAGCTAACGCAGAACCAAACACTCTTCTATTATCTACCTTAGTCATTTCCATCAAAGTAAGAAAAGAGGTAGCATCTTTGTATTTACCTTTAGTTATTAAAGTATTTAAATGAGTAGAAAAAGAATTAAGTAATATCTGTTGTCTAGCTGCTGGGTCTGTTATCCCTTGCTGCTTCATCAACTCTTCCCTGTTCAAAGCTATATTCTGAATAGCATCCAAGTCCATATTTGCACCTCTTAAATCGTGCATCAAATCTTCTTCTTCTTGGTTCTCTATAAAGTCCTGTTTAGCTTTTTCAAATTCTGCTGTTAAATTACTTTTATATTTAGGAGCAATAGAACTCCACACAGCTTTAGCTGCTACTGAGTTAGCTTTATCTTCTCCTATCTCGCTTACTAAACCCTGCCAGCTGTTAGACAGTTCTGTATCTACTGCGTTTAGAAAAGAGTCTGTATCTTTGTATTTTTCTACATCAACTAACTCAGCTGCTTTAGCTTGCAAGTTAGGTAACATAGTATTTCCTACATACCTTTTTAACAAAGCATCTCTATAAGCTCTGTCTCTGTTAGCTAAAGCCAAAGGGCTGAATCTATTTAAATCTTTTAAGTTCTTAACCTCATTGATTATATCTTGCTCTGCTACAGCTTCAGCTTGTTCAGCTCCTATTCTTTCTTGTTGTACCTGTAGCTGACTATACTGTTTAGTTATGTAACCAAACTGCTTTAAGCTATCAGCAAGTTGTAAAGCTTTATTAGTACCTGCTCTACGCTGAGTTATTCCGTATTGAAAACCAGGAAGATCAACAGGTTGAACTGTAGGTGCTTCACCTAATCCTTGTACTTGTACTCGCTCGTCCATTATAAAATCTTGTAACCGCCTCCGTATTTAACATTAGATAAACCTATCTTTCTTGGTGCTACATTAAGCGTTCCTGTAGGTGACGGTGTCCCCATTCTACTCGCTATGTCTGAACCTGTAGCGTATCCACTAAGTCCACCGCTTATAGCACCTAAACCTGCGGTTAATAAACTAGGTCTCTCAATAGGTTGACTAAGTCCTAGAATCTCCTGTTGAGAAGCTAACCCTAATTGTTGTAGGTTCATGCCAGTCTGTAGACCATAAAGTTTCTCTTGAGTAGTAACAGCTGCTTGTAACCCTGCTTGTTGTCTAACATAGTCATCCATTAAAGCTTGCACTGAAAGACCTGACACACCTGCTTCACCTGCGGATACAGTAGCACTAGCAAGTTTTTCTCTAGCTGCTTTAGTTATTTTACCAGTCTCTTGAGCTAAAGCTAACCGTTTCTGTTGAGCTTCTAGTATTTCGGAAGTACGCTGAAAACCTGCTTTCTTTTGAGCTGCTGCAATAGACTGTGCTTGATACGCTGCTTGTGCTTTAGCTTGTTGTCTTTGCCCTGCATATCCTGCTATTGAAGAACCTACTGATGCTGTTACAGCTGCTATTGATATTGGGTCACACATATTACTTCCTCTCTATCTTAAATGCCTTATAACCAGGGATATTGCAATCCTCAAAACTAGCTCCTAACCAAGTCAACCACTTAACGCTTAGTGTATTAGCTTCCATGACATAGTTAGTTAAGTAATCAAATCCATCCATTAAATCGTCTATCCACATCTGTGATTCTTTAACAAACTTCTTCTTTACTTTATAAAAATTCCTTGTACCTAGCAACCAACAAACTCCGATGTTATCTCTAGGACTAACTCCGAAGCAAGCTAATAGACCGTCTTGATCTGTCTTGACGCTATAGCATTTACTACTTGATTCAAATGATCCGTACACAGCATCTCTAGGGTGGTGCATTAAACCTATACATTCCATCATATCTTCTTCCCGTAAGTCATCATATAACAAAGGAGCATCTTCCACTGCATAAGCTTTTTCTATCTTAACCTCCATAGCGTCTACTCCTTGATATGATTGTAGATTCAAACTCAGCAGATAGTAACTTCACTGGTAAAGCACTAGAAGATTTAATTTCGATAGTGGCATCATTAGGTTGAGCTTGTACAGCAAACTTAAAGAATCCACTCTCAGGTGTGAATTTACTAAGGGTACTGACAGAGGCTAACAAACTTGGGTTGTAGGTGTAAGTGTAGGTGTCTCTAAATTTAGGTGTTACTTCTACATTAAAGTGTCCTGATTCTGTATGTTCAATACTACCGTTACGAATAGTTTGATAAGTATAATCAGATGCAGATCGTCCTCCTCTTTCTGTAGGTTGTTTCAAGTTCTGCTTAGAGAACCTGTATAACATATCGTATTCGTATCCTACAAAGTAATCATCCACACTAAGATACTCATAACTTTTTTCACTCCACTCAGGGGCTGTATCAACTTCTAAAGTAACAGCCCATTTTGAAGCGTCTGTTTCAGGAAGTATAGTATTAGATGATGTGTGTCCTTGGATACACTTGTATAAAACATTTTTCTGATAACTTTGACTTAAAGCCCAAGCAGGAGCAACTATAGTAGTAGTTGTTATCTTCTGCCAATACAAAGCCCAATCAGCACCTGTTCCTGGTTCTTTAGCTGCATCTGATGTATGACTTTGAATACATTTATATGTAGCACCGTCATTTGTAACATGATTAGAATACTTAACATAACTAGCTAATCTTCCATCAATTAAAATCTCAATATCATTTGGCGTAGGTAAAGTTTTCTTAGTCACCACTTTCTTATTACCGTTCTTAGAATAGATAGCCATACCCTGTTTAAATAGAAAGTTGTTCTTAAACCTCATAAAGGTAACATCAGTGTGAGCTATATTATTAAAATTTTGAGGAGAAGAACTACCTGTCTTAGTATAAGATATTGTATGTATATATTCTGAATTATTAGTTTGTATCCTACTATCTAACAAGATCGCATAATTCCTATCACTCTCAACAAGTCCATTTTCCATTGGTATCTTCTCTAAGAATGTACCATCGCTGTCTGTTGTAATAACAAATAAATCAGATTGTATAAAATGAAAACCTCTAATTTCCTTAGCAAAAGTAAAGGTCATCCAAGCACTCTGTATCTTCTCTCTGCCTTGCCAAAAGTATTTATAAACATACAACTTCTTATAGTCAGTTGTTGATTGCACAACTATCATATTCTCTGCTGCACTACCTGCCATTCTTATAATATCAGCAGGTATATATTTATTAACTTGTTCTGTTATCTCATTTGCTCCGTAAGTCTCTGTGTTATTATCTACAGTGTACTCAAGTAAACCCTCAAAGTTATTTCTTTTAAAGTTAAAGTATATATTACTACTAAGTGCTAACGGTCTTATACTTTCTGCTACATCGTACTCAGTAACTGGAGATATAGTAACAGTCTTAGGAGTTAATAAATCACCACCTCTCAATACGAATTGAGTCTTAGGAGAAAATAACATTAACTTCTGTTGGAACGCTTGTGCGTATTTAAGAAGACTGATCTTAGTGTGAGATACACCTACATCTATAGGAGCAGAGTCTAGTAAAGATTGTGTGGTAGTCCTGAAGAAATTAAAGTATTCATCTGCTTCTGAGAACACAACTGAGTCATTTGTTAATACTCCTAACCTGTTCTTAAAGAAGAAGATATCGTTGAGTTTTTTATTTACAAAAGAAGGTAGTGGATTACTGTTATCATCTCCTGCTGACCTTCCAACCCAATCAACTGTCTCTAAATTAAAACTTGCAATCTTACCTGTAGCTGGTAAAGGGATTAATTTAACAGGCATTGTATCAGGGTCTAAATTAGATGCTATGTTTGAAGTAGCACTTGTAGAAGAACCATCTTGATACCAACCTGTTGTTTCTATCCAACTTCCTTCTCCAAAATCTTCGTTATCTTTTGTTTTAAATCTTACATAGTAATCATCTTGGTCTAACTCTGAATCTCCTATTACCTTAACTCGAAAACCGTTAAAACAACTCTTAGGTAAATCAGTAATACTATCTACCTCTTTGTAAATAACACCTAACGCTTGATCTCCTAGCCCATCAGAAACTCTTACTTGGAAGTCTTTATTATTATTGTTTTTAATTTTTATTATACTTCCTTGTCTTTCAAAAGAATAAGCGGTAGAAGCTGCTACAGTAAGATTCCAAGTAGAAGTGGTAGGTGGAGTCGCTGTTGATGTATAAGCTAATATGTCTGCTATATCAAACCAATACTGAGGAAGTGAATGATATTTAATAAGTTCTTTAAACTCAAATTGAAAACTGCTTCCTGCAATAGTACCTGCACTGGCAAAGTTACTGCCACCATGACTTAACGAAACAGCTGTAATGACTCCGCTTGATATTGTAGCTTCCCCTTTTGCAACCTCTGCTGGATTGCCTCCTAAACCTGAACTTTGTTTAATAATTACTTCTACTTTATAATCACTAATATTAGGGTCAACAGGTTGAGTAAATCCTGAACCTCCATTAACTACTGCAACAGCTGTTACTACATTAACACCACCTGAAGGAAACCTCGCATCTAAACAAGCAGTTAATCCACCTGCTATATAACTTGTATCAGCATTTAAACCAGCACTACTAGGACCGCTAATATAGGTTGATTCTGTTTGTTTAGGATTTATGTGATCCCAATCGTGGTTACTGTTAGTAAGGGTTACTCCTTGATATGTACCTCCTAAAGGAACTAACTGTCCATCCAAGTAAATGCTGTAAGCTTTCTCGTAGTCTCCTAACTTAACAAATATTAAAGCTTCCTTTTCTAAAGGTTCAGTAGGGAGAGTTGTTGTGCCTACCGTCTTTGTTGTGTTAACAATAAAAGTAGAATCAGCTATCGTTAAAGCTCTTAGTTCTTTATTAGGATCATTACAAGTTAAATAAGTATTAGCAGTAGCATCTACCACATTTACAGTTAAGTCACCATCATCATCATTATCAGCAGTTAGATCACGTGCTTTTAATCCGTTAACAGAGTCGTAACTAATAACATATTTATTCTGTTCATCTCTGTCTACAAAATGTGTGAATAAATTAGAGTTAACATTAGGAGCTAATCCTGTGTCATATAAGAACCTACTGTTAGGTCTTTTAACAAGTCCCTCTACTACAGTTGACCAAGCGTTTATCTGTTCATCACACTGTCCAGGGTATCTTAAATTGTCAGGTTGTTGTGATACACCTTGGGCAAGGTTGGGAATACTGGTGTTAAGCAGTGGCATTATCTGTCAAGGACTCGCAATACGCTATAGTGATCAAAGATAGTTCTGTCTGCATTCTCTGAGTCGCTTTCAATAGCCCTAGCTTTAGCTTCTATCTCATCTCTTAAAGCAAACCCTTCTATCTCACGACTACCTAAGAACCTAGCAGCAAAGATGCGAGCTGATTTAACAGATATGTAATGTCTAAATTGTTCAGGTAGTTCCTCGAACTCTAACTCAAAAGTAATAATAGCTTTTAAGTCTTTGGTCCAAGTCTCCCTGTGGTTTTTCCTGTCGTATAATTTAAGACCTCTTTGTACAGCGTCTGTGTCTGTGTTTAACTCAGGGTCTAAATCTACTTTTAAAGTGTTAACAGGAAGAGTAATCTTACTAGTAATAGCATCTGGTACTAGTGGATAATCATACTCTGTATTAAAATGCCATCCTTCTGATTGGATAGCTTTGCTGGTTTCTTCTAACGCATGGACTGCTTGTGTAACGGTTACAGGAACACTAGTTCCACTTAAAGTATTAACAGGTGACTCTCCTATTACAGAGATCATTATGTTTACCGCTTCTAGTTTAGTTGTCAGTGCCATAGCTTAATAAATAAAAATATCAGTGAAGGGGAGTGGAACGAATCCAAACCTCCCCAACACCGAAGAGAGAATCCTAAGTTAGGAAACAAGTTCGATAGCACACTCAGGACGGAGGATTCCGTGTCCCATAGCATACTTAGCAACGAACAATGTACCTTGACGCTCAATCTGATATTCAGACTCAGTAGCAAGATCAAGCAACTTAACTGTTCCAACAGCAGCTGAGTGTCCTACGATACCCAAGCTATTGCGGAAGTCACCGTTGTATCCTTCTCCAT